GACATCTTCTCTAAATTTAAAGCTTCCGGCCTGAAGTGTGCCTTTTTTGTTGAAAAGAACCTGACGCATGAGCAAGAAACTCAGCTGATGAGCAGCAGCCGTGTCACGCTGAATATACACGACGCATACCAGAGGACCCTAGGCACAGATACGAACGAGAGAACATTTAAATCTTTAGGCCTCAATGGATGCCTGGTGTCGGATACCGTAGGCCAACTAAACAGGATTTTTCCAGAACTTAAAACATCATTAGACGCTCAGGAAATAGTAGAAATTACAAAACAATATGTGAGTCTATCAGATCGAGAATTGAATGATTTAAAAGAAAAGAATATACAAAATATTTTAGAGAATCATTGCTATACAAATAGAGTTGAGAGCTTGTTGAAGTTATGAAGCCGAAGGTCGCTATCATAGTTCCCTGTTACAACTCAATGGAGTTTGTCGATCAGTGCATCGAATCTGTGGCAGCCCAAGATTACGAAAACTTTGAGATATTTGCATATGACAACGAAAGCACCGATGAGACATTTGAATATTTAGTCGATCTTGCAAAGAACGGCATACTAATGAATGTCTTCAAGATTAAAAATATATATCCAAATTCATATAGAGAGGCATTTGACCACGCATTCCACACCATTGATGCTGAGTATTTCACATTTATTGCGTCGGACGATTATGTATCAAAAGATTATATTTCCAACTGTATGGAAATTATTCTACATAACCCAGAAAAAATAAAATGTATACAAAGCCATATAGCAGGAGTTCAAAACGGAGTTCAAGTTAATAAAATACAAAACTCATATAAAGGATTGGCAGACTTTAAAAAACAATGCATGGAGAGAAGCCCCGTTTGCACTCCCACGGTGATTTATCATCGCGATGTTTATGATCATTTAGTAATGGAAGCCCACAAGGAAAATGATATAACCCCCGCCGGTGCAGCAGATTATGACATGTTTTGTTGTTTAGCGGACAATGGAGTATTGATATACCCGGTACCCAAACATCTGGGGTATTATTACCGATGGCACGGCAAACAATGCACGTGGAGAGTTCATGAAAGTAAAAAAGAAATAGATTACGACCGTGTTATTCAAGAATATTGGAAAAAAAAGTGGCAGCCACAAGCCGAATAGGTTATAATATAATATGATTATCTATATCGACATCGACGAGACCATATGCAAATCTCCTGACAAGCCAGAATATTCCACAGCCCAGCCTATCTTGGAGAACATCGAGAAGGCGAATAAACTATATGACGAAGGAAACACCATTGTCTATTGGACCGCCCGTGGAACTGTGACCGGCATCGATTGGAGAGAGGTAACCGAGAAGCAATTTGCTGAATGGGGCGTCAAATATCATGATCTAAAATTTGGAAAACCTTACTACGATTTGTTTATTGATGACAAAAACATGAACACGGATGATTGGTCATGAACGTATCAGATTACATTATGAAATATCTCGCCGAACAAGGCGTAAAGCACGTATTTCTAATTTCGGGCGGTGGCTGCATGCACTTAATCGACGCGATTGGCAAGTCAGAAGAACTAGAATATGTGTGCAACCATCACGAACAGGCATGCGCCATCGCCGCAGAAGGTTATGCCCGCCTTTCTAATGGCCTGGGGGCCTGCATTGTAACAACTGGACCCGGCGGTACGAACGCCATCACAGGCCTGATGGGATGTTGGACGGACTCTATTCCAACAATATTCATCTCAGGACAAGTTGCCCTGCATCAGACTCTTGGAGCGACCGGCCTCAACGTAAGGCAGATTGGAGATCAAGAAGTGGATATTATCAATGTAGTGCGTCCACTTACAAAATACGCCGCAACTGTAGAGAAAGCAGAAGACATTAAATACCACTTGGACATGGCCTGCATTACCGCTACCAACAATCGACCCGGCCCAGTATGGCTGGATATTCCCCTAAATATACAAAAAACACAGATTGAAGAAAAAAACTTGCGCTCTGGGCGCCCTAATTCTTTTGGCATTCCAAAGCCGCCTCCATCAGAGTTTGTTGAAGTACTTGGGCGCCTTCGAAATTTCCAAAAGCCACTTTTGATTGTTGGCAATGGCGTGCGTTTGTCAAACGCTGTTAACCAGATGAGAACATTTCTGGAATATACTAAGATTCCTGTTATAACAGGAATCAATGGGAATGATTTGGTTAATGAAGATTATGAACATTATTGCGGCCGGTTTGGTGTGCTCGGCCAACCCGCGGGAAACCATATTCTTCAGAAAAGTGATTTGATTATTTGTGTGGGATCTCGCCTAACGGTAAAACAGACGGGTTACGATCATGAAGATTTCGGCCGAAATGCATATAAAGTCTATGTTGATATTGATCCCGACGAATTAAGAAAAGAAAACCTACACCCAGATCTGACCATTTGTTCTGATGCAAGAGAGTTCTTTAATATGATGCTTAGAAATGAGGCATCAGCAGGAGACATCTCGGAATGGCAAAGCGAGTGCAAAGAAATGTTCTCCAAACAAAGAATCGTATTGGACAAGCATATTGAGAATGAGAAGTATGTCAGCAATTATGTCCTGATTGATAGACTCAGCGAACTCAATGACGGCGAGATTCCCATCATCACCAGCGACGGTTCTGCAAATGTGGTTACAATGCATGCCATGCGCCTCAGAGGCGACCAAAGGATGTTCACCAATACTGGTTGTGCCGCGATGGGCTACGGGCTACCAGCAGCCATTGGTGCGTGTTTTGCGAACGATAAAGATCCGGTAGTTTGCCTGGAGGGAGACGGCAGCCTGCAAATGAATATCCAAGAACTACAAACATTAGTACATCACAACTTGCCAGTTAAGCTGATTGTGATGAATAATCAGGGATATCTATCGATTAAAATGACCCAGGAATCTTATCTTGGCGGCAGAATGGTGGCCACAGGCCCATCTTCTGGTGTCAGTTTCCCTGATCTTGAGAAGATAGCTAACGCATATGGTTTGAAATATTTTAAGATTTCCAAGAACAATGAAATAGATGACGTTCTGGGCGACGTCTTATCTTACAATGGCCCTCTTTTGTGCGAAGTAATGTCAGATCCTAATGAAATACACGAACCAAAGGTGGTCGGAAGTCCCGGGCCAGATGGCTCTATTATACCTGGCAAGCTGGATGACATGAAGTTATGATTTTGGTCACTGGTGCGAATGGCTATCTAGGTTCTTTTCTGTCTAAAAGGTTAGAAGACTTTGGATATGGTGTGATTCAAGGTTCCCGCGAGAATCTAAATGTGCTAGATTCTGAAGCATGCAGAAGAATGTTTAAAACTAATGATATAGAGTATGTTATACATGCAGCAGTCCGCGGCGGACGCCGAACTATAGCCGATACGAGTGCCGATCTGTACGAGAATATTGTGATGTTTGAGAATCTAGCTGTCCATCGAGACAAGTTTAAGATGATGATCAATTTTGGTTCTGGCGCAGCGTTTGATAGAGCTAAAGATATAGACGAAGCGAGAGAAGGGGATGTATTAAATGAGTGTCCGCGAGATTATTATGGGCTTTCGAAAAATCTGATTGCAAAAAGAATCCACGACATTAACGACAACATCGTGAATCTAAGAATTTTCAATTGTTTTGGCGAAAAAGAGCTGTCAGATCGGATGATAAAAGCAAATTGTATTCGGCACCTTCGTGAAGAAGAGATGATCGTGCATTCGAATAAAAAAATGGACTTTTTTTATATTGAAGATTTATATAAGGTGGTTATATATTATTTGACTCGGTTTGAAGAAGGCTTTCCGCTTGATTTAAATTTGTGTTATGAAGAAAAACTTGATTTACTTGGGATTGCAGAGGCAATAAAAACCTTGACAGGACGCCCAAACAATGTTAAGCTTATTGACAAAGACTCTGATTTTTCATATACCGGATCTTCGGAACGATTATCGTCTTTAGGAATAAACCTATATGGACTAGAGAGTGGAATATTGAGAGTATATAAATTTTTACAAGGAATAAAAAATGAAAAAAAATGAAGCCAACAAATTATTTGAAAACTTATTTGTGCTTGAAATCGCCAATAATCATTGGGGAGATCTGAAGCGTGGCAAGAAGATTATCTCCGAATACGGAAAAGTGGTTCGATACAATAATGTAAAAGCAGCAATGAAGCTGCAATTTCGAGATGTGCCAAATTTTGTCCACAAGGACTTTAAGGGTCGCGAGGATCTTAGATATATTTGGAAGACTGAAAAAACTCAGCTAAAAAAGAGCCAGCATGCTGTGTTAATCACGGCCATCAAGAAGGCCGGCTGTATTCCAATGGCGACTGCCTTTGATGAAAGGGCAGTTGAATGGTGTGTAGAGCTTGGGATTGAGATCATTAAGGTCGCTAGCTCGGATATTAACGACTGGTTTCTTCTGCAGAAGATCGCGCGCACCAAGAAGCCGGTTATTTTATCGACTGGCGGAGCATCTCTTAAGAGTATCGACGATGTGGTTAAGTTTTTCGCGAATCGAAATATTCCGATTGCCTTGAACCACTGTGTATCCAACTACCCGTCTGAGGATTGTGAGTTAGAACTCAATCAGGTTGATTTCTTATGTCAGCGCTATCCAGATATTGTAGTTGGCCTCTCAACTCACGAATATCATGACTGGACTTCATCGATGATGTTGTCATATGCCAAGGGCGCCCGCACATGGGAGCGACACGTGGACATTGAATACCCAGAAGGGGATGAGCGCACCGTTTCCAAGTACTGCTCTCTGCCACATCAGGCCGGCGAATGGTTTAAAGCCTTCCACAAGGCAAAGGAGATGTGTGGTGGCTCCAAGATTGAGCGCCGAGTAATTTCCGAAAAAGAAACCAAGTATTTGGACGCCCTTGTTAGGGGAGTCTATTTCAAGAGGAATCTTAGCACCGGCCATGTGATTACAACGGATGATGTATATTTGGCAGTGCCACTCCAAGAAGGGCAGATTTCACCTCGTGAGTTTATGGAGGGCGAGAAGTTGTTGCGAGATTGCAAGCGCGACGATCCCATGGTCATTCAAGATATTGACAGTGCCCATAAAGAAGACTCAGACACACAAAGTCGAATTACAAAACGCGGCCTTCGCTGTATAAAATAATATTATGAACACATTTAAGATCGAAGACTCCTCATTTAATTTGAAGCCGGCAGATATTACGGACAATTTTATTGTCAGTTCGGTACCTACAAGTTATGAAGTTAACTTCGAAACATGTGATATTAGCGAAACTGTTAATAATCTTCTTGGTGATGATGACGTCTTATTGATAGATCAGAATGTCTTAGAGCTTATTTGGGATAGGCTCTCCTTTAATCGCGACCGTATATTTGTGTTGGAGGCTACTGAAAATACAAAAACGATAGAAAGTGTTTTGCTAGCCGCTGATTTTTTACATCGATGCAAGTTCACCAAGGGTGAGAAAATGGTAGTGGTCGGCGGCGGCATCACGCAAGATATAGGTTCCTTTGTTGGTTCAATTTATAAACGCGGCATTAACTGGAAGTTTGTTCCGACCACATTACTATCTCAATGCGATAGCTGCATTGGCGGCAAGACAGGCATAAATTATAAGAAGTCTAAAAATCAGCTAGCCTTGTTTTCGTCTCCATCGGAAGTTATCATAAACACCAACTTCCTGCATACACTTGAGCCGCAAGAGATAAAATCTGGACTAGGCGAGATAATGAAGATTTTTATTATCGGCGGCCAGCCTTTTATCGAGTTATATCAACAACTTGTAGATGGAAACGAAGTAAAGAATTTTGATGATTTTAAGACATTGATAGTTAATGGATTGCATATTAAAAGAGCGATCGTAGAAAAAGATGAGTTTGAGTTGGATGTCAGGCGCAGCCTCAATTATGGACACACTGTTGGCCACGCAATCGAATCTCTAACCAAATATGAGATCCCTCACGGCCAGGCAGTTGCGATAGGCATAAAGATCGTCAATGATTTGTTCGAGTTTTCAGATCCATCTGTTAATAAATGTGTTTGTGATTTGATAGAAGAGAAGGATCGCGAGGCTTTGAGCAAGATCGATTTCGCTCAACTGGGTGAAGTACTAAGAAGCGATAAGAAGACGATAGGAAATTCCGCGACGTTTATCTACATGGATTCACTTGGGCATACCAAGTTCCAAAGAAGAGAACTAAACGACGAAATACTACTACAAATACAGCAAACCATCAATGGGATAATAAATGAATAAAACACTCTTAGTTGATTTTGGAGCAACTCATATAAAGTCGGTCACCTATGACGTTACCACTGAGCAGCATTCCGATTTTCGAAAAATTGAAGCGCCCCAGAATACTTCTAAGGTGCTTGGCGAATTCGTAGTATCTCAAGAAAGACTTACAGAAATATTTAAAGATATTTGTGAATCATACAGGATTCACGAGTATGAGGCTATTTTTATTTCATCTCAAATGCACGGCTTTGTAGTAGCAGATAAGAATAATAATCCGCTAACAGATTACATTAGCTGGCAAGACCACCGCGGCCCAATAGTGGAGCTAGACGAGTTTAGAAAGATAACAGGAATGAAGAGTCGCATTGGCTTGCCAATCTATAATTTATATCACATGGTTAACACACAGAAAGCTTTTGGCCAAAAAATAAAAGTTATGACATTGCCGGATCTTTTAGCGAACATCTCCGGCAAGAGTGAAAACATAACACACAACAGCATGTTAGCTTCCACCGGGCTCTACGATGTGAATAGGGAACAGATTTCGCCTTATATTTCGGATTTATTCCAATGTGATTTGATGTTTAATAATGGGACACCAAATATAGAGATAGCCGGCTATTACAATGACACGCCGATTTATACGGGAGTGGGAGATCTCCAGAGTGCGACATACGGTGCTGTTAACGCAGACTTCGATAGTATTTTGGTAAACATAGGAACAGGCTCACAAGTTTCTAGAATATCAGAGACGAAAAAGACGCCGGCCGGCATCGAATATAGGCCGTACATCGGAGACAACCACTTGCATACAGTAACACACATACCTGCTGGTCGCGCTCTGCGTGCATATTTAAATCTTTTTTCTGAACTTGGTTTTGATTGCTGGGAAAAGATGAGACATTATACTCATGAGGAAATTGTAAATTCTACTCTTGAAATAGATTTTGCTATTTTCGAAAGCGCGCTTGGATATTCCGACGGCGGCTCAATAAGAGGCATCAGAGAAAATAATTTTAATATTGATAACATTTTAACATCATTGATAGGGAGTCTTACTCAACAATATGTAAAATATATCGACAAGTTCGATTGTAATAACGACCTTAATTGGGTTATATTAAGCGGAGGTATTCCGAGAAGCATACCAGCATTGTCAACGTTGATGACGACATATGCACAAAAATCATGTATCGTGCATTGCTCCGCGATAGATGAAACCTTACACGGACTGAGCAAGATAGCGAGAAATCATGCAGCATAAGAAACAGAAAATATTAGATTTAGTTAAAGAATACATTATAGAGAAAACAAACAACGAAGAATGGAAAGCCGGCCAAGACTGGGTATCCTATTCGGGTCCTATTTTTGATGAAAAGGAATACCTATCGGCAGTAAATGTGTTGCTGGATGGGTGGATGATTTTCGGCAAGAACGGCCGCAACTTTGAAATTGAATTTCCGAAGCACTTGGGAAAACTTCACGGAACCCTTACTAACTCGGGAAGCTCGGCTAACTTGCTGATGGTTGCCGCCACAAAATCAAAGCGCTTTGGCAGACAATTAAAAGATGGCGACAAGGTTATCACCCCAGTTGTGTGTTTTCCTACGACAATCAATCCCCTGATTCAGAACAATCTGGTACCAGTGTTTGTTGATGTGGAACTGCCAAGCGTTAATTTGGATTTGGATATTGTTGAAAAGCTTTTGGAAGAAGATCCAGAGATCAGAGGTATTATGTTTGCGCACGTGCTTGGTAATCCACCAGACATGGATAGGCTTATGGCTCTTGTGGAGAAATATGATCTTGTCTTTTTGGAAGACGCATGCGATGCACTGGGCTCATATTACGACGGAAAGAAGCTAGGCTCATATGGTGATATGTCGACGTGCTCATTCTTTCCTGCCCACCACATGACTACCGGCGAAGGAGGCTTCATCGCCACCAACAGCCAGAAGACCAGAACCATTCTTGCTAGCATGCGAGACTGGGGCCGGGCATGCTACTGCAACTCGATGAAGCCGGGATGTGTGACAGCATCAACAGCATGCGGAATGAGATTTAAGAATTGGCTTCCGGGACACCCCGAAGCGGTTTATGATCATCGATATGTATTCGATGAAATAGGGTATAACCTTAAGCCACTAGATTTACAGGCCGCAATAGGCCTACAGCAGCTTCAAAAGCTTCCAAGGCTAGATGCTGCCAGAAGAGAGAACTGGGCCCGGCTACGGGCCATATTCGAGCCTTATGGGCAATATTTTCATATGCCTGTTGCAACTGACAAAGCAGATCCATGTTGGTTCGCATTTTTGTTGACAATTAAGGAAGATGCACCATTCTCGCGTTTTGATATTGTGGGCCACCTTGAGGCGGCAAAGATTCAGACGCGTTCATATTTCTCAGGGAATATTCTGGCTCATCCTGGATTTGTTCACATGGCGACTCCATACGGCGACATGAACGAAACATTCCCCAACGCACAACTGGTTACCACCAATTCGTTTTTCTTGGGAACATATGCCGGCCTAACGGACGAAAAGCTTGAATACATCAAGAATTCAGTCGATGAATTTTTCGGCAGCTTATAATGAAAGTGGTCTACATCACAGGCTGCTTAGGTTTCATTGGCGCCTATGTGACACGAGCGTGCCTACAAAAGGGCTGGATGATCTATGGAGTAGACAAGTGTACATATGCAGCAGATCGCTCCCTTTTGGATGAGTTTGGAGATTATGATAATTTTCGTTTTGAAGAAATCGACATTAAAGAACTTGCTTATTTGCGCGATTGTGATTATGTTATAAATGTGGCAGCAGAGTCTCACGTGGGAAATAGCATCATCGATAGCAAAGAGTTTATAAGCAGCAATGTTGTGGGAGTACAAAACTTGCTGGACCTGATTCGCCACAAGCCAGAGAACTGTGCCCAACGACCCGTTTTTTTACACTTTAGCACTGATGAAGTATATGGCGACATTCTTGGAGATGCACATATCGAAACTGATATTTTAAAACCAAGCAATCCATACTCTGCCTCAAAAGCAGCCGCAGACATGCTTGTTATTGCATGGGCTAGAACCTATGGCATCAGATACAATATTATAAGGCCAACCAACAATTACGGGATTGGCCAGTATCCAGAGAAACTTATTCCACTATCCATAAAAAATTTACAGCGCGACAAGAAGATTCGACTTCACGATGGGGGTGCCCCAGTAAGAAATTGGTTGCACGCGGCCGATACCGCGTCAGCTGTTATAGCTATTATTGAAAATGGAGAGATAGGAGAGATATACAATGTCGCCGGTGGGTTTGAGCAGAAAAATATTGAAACTGTATTAAAGATTATTAGCAACTTTTATGACGATAAAGAATACACTTGGAACGATTATGTTGATTTTTCATATTCGCGTGAAGGACAAGATGTGCGTTATGCTCTTGACGATTCTAAATTAAGGGCGATAGGCTGGGAGCCGATTAAGAATTTTGATGATGAAATAATCAAAATAGTAAAACACTATAAAGAGAGGTTTATATGGTAAAATGGTACGGTAACTTAAAGAAAGATATTGTTGGGATTCCGCTGGAGGAAGAGACGCCGCCTTGGATCTGCTCTTCGATGCCTCCCGAATGGCAGTTGGAAGATTTAGGGCGCCGCGCAGATTATCTTGTTAGCGAGTTCAAAGATTACGAGAAAGATTTAGAGCTAGAGAAACTGATTGATGGCAAGACGATTGCGTTCGTCGGTCCGGCCCCAAGCTTGGTCGGAACCGGCATGGGAGAAAAGATCGACTCATACGATCTTGTTATCCGAATAAACACAGCGTATGACATTCCAGAAGAATTATGGGAAGACTATGGGAAGAGAACTGATATTCTAGTTAGTTGTCTTAACTTTAACAAAATTAGATCCCTCAAAGATAACATGCCCTTCGTCGAATCATTGAAGTATCTTATACAACCAAATCTTTCAATGTGGGACATTAGAAAGGGTGAAGCAATCATTAACGAATGGGATGTTCCGTTTCATAATGTTTGCGATGGATATCTCTTCAAGGTAGACAAGGAAGTGGGCACCACGTGCAATACTGGTCTGCTGGGGATAGTAACCTTGTTGAACTATGATATTAAGGAGCTTTATATTGCAGGATTTACTTTTTTTAATATGGGCACAAATCAAGGAGATGCATATCATTCTGCACACTTAGAACAAACAATAAAGTATGATCCTATAGAAATAGTGAATAATAGACCTACGGGAGCCTCTCTAAGATTCGATTTACATGCTGCGCAGCCCCAAATAGATTACTTTGGGAAGATCTTGGAACATCACCACGGTACTAAGGTGCAGGTTGATGATTATTTAGCGAACAATTTTAACTTATCAATAAATCGCATTTTGGTCGATAAAACAAAAGAGGATAAGGAAAAAATTAAAACGATGGACAAATTTTTAAAAGAATTTTATAACTTAACTATTACTAAATGGGAAGGAGAAATTTAATGAAAGTTGTAGCAATGATTCCTGCCAGATTTGGCAGCAAGAGAATACCGAAAAAGAACATTCGCCTATTAAATGGCACACCTTTGATTAGCTATATAATCAGAGCAGCCAAAGAAGCCGACTGTTTTGATGAAATTTATGTTAATTCAGAATCCGATATCATAGGGGAGATAGCCGAGAATGAAGGGGTGACCTTCTACAAAAGACCAAGCCAGCTTTCAACTGATGGCGCCACAAACGATCACTTCACGGAAGATTTTTTGAACAACACAGAGTGTGACGTTGTCGTACAGGTGCTCCCAACATCCCCTTTTATAACGGCGGAAGAAATTAAAGAGTTTACGCAGACAATGGTAGATACCGAGGCAGACACCTTAATCTCAGTCTCTAATCAGCAGATTGAGTGTGTATATCAGGGCACCCCGGTCAATTTCGATCAAAAGAAGATATCACCTCCCTCTCAGGAGCTATACCCTGTTCAGGCATATGCCTGCGGATTGATGGGATGGAGAAAGGATAACTATTTAGAAAATATGAAAAAGTACAGTTGTGGATATCACGGCGGAGATGGAAACGTTGGCTGTTTTGTCTTGAGCGGTCTTGCCACCATCGATGTAGACAACGAGCAAGACTTTCAATTAGCCGAGTTTGTGGCCCGCTCCACCGCTCGGGGAGCATATAAGCCACAGTACTATGGCCAACACCACTCTGAGGCTGACGTACCCAGCATCCTTGCGCGCGATGGGGTCGAAGACAACAACCTAGCAGAATCTAACGAGTCTATTGTTAATGTGGCCAATATTCGGGCCTCTTTTGACAAAACCAAGTCATGGAGCCACCGCGTAGTTAATACCGAGAGCAACAGTGCCACCTTGATCCATCAGCAGCCCGGCGAGGGAAACCGACGTCACTATCATCCAGATTGGAATGAGTGGTGGTATATTGTAGATGGCGAATGGGAATGGGAGATCGCCGGCGAAACCAAGATTGTCAAGAAAGATGACGTGGTTTTCATTCCAAAAGGCGTGGTGCATAAAATCACAGCAGCAGGAGACAGGCCAGCCATTCGTTTAGCAGTCAGTCGTGAAGATGTGGCGCATGTATATCCAGATGGAGATCACGTTAATGAAGGGGCCTGATGAAATATCTCTGAATGAGACGATGTTTGTTATTGGCTCCGGCCCATGTTTAAATAAAGTTGATATTAAGTTATTAAAAGGGCTAAACACCATTTCTCTTAATCGACAATATATCGCATACGATGATTGGGGTTTCTGGCCGAAATACTATCTTTGTATTGATGCGAAATTAATACAAAAGACTTTTGAGCCGGCCATCTTGCCAATGATGAGAGCAGACTGCGAGATTGAAAGGTTTTTTATTTTAGCCGACTATCTTCCGGCCGCTAGCGACGAATTCACTCAAACACCCAATCGTCTAGGACCCGGCCCACATGCCGAGTCGAAACTTATTTTAATGCCGCCTCGTGGCCAAAGCTCATGGGGAGATGAGGTTATTGAAAAATATGAATCGTGCTTTGTAGATTCTGCACTGGCGCAAAAAAGGTTTCATCGCCTTGCCGAGACCCACCGCCTCCCCGGTGGTCAGAACCATGCAATAGATTTTTGGGAAGAAGGCCAACGCGGATACGGTTTACATTTTCGCGGTTCTGGAGGCGCCTTTGCGGTAAACTTGGCATATGCCTTGGGGTATAAAAGAGCTATTATACTTGGAGTTGATGCCAAATATTCCAGCCGGAAGGAGTCTCTTCTCGCCGGCCAAGATTTGCAACACTTCCATCCAGATTATTTTCATGTTGATGAATTCGATCTTGGCAAAGATTTCGGCGACCCGAGCTACTACCTCGAACCATGGCACATTATTGCCAACGGTGGCGGCCCAGGTGAAAATGTGCTGGACGAATATGGCATTTCGAGATACTCATCTTGGGACCTCAACGGCTATTTGTGCTCGGATGAAACTTTTGAAGTAATATCGTGTTCCCCAGGATCCATCATCAATGACTTGTTTGAGTACGCTGATTTAGAAGAATTATTAAAAAGTTATGAGGCAAGTAATGAAAATTGATTTTACAAATCAGAATGCCCTCGTCACCGGTGGCACTCGCGGCATCGGCAAACAGATAGCCGAAGATCTTGTCGATCTCGGCGCCCAAGTTATTATCACGGGCACAAAAGAACCCAAAGGAAAGATCAGCCAAAACATACAATTTGTTCCGGTTAACTTTCTGGATGATTCTTCAACCGACGATTTTCTCAATATGATATCGAATGAAACATTTGATGTATGCGTCAATAATGCAGGTATCAATAGAATCGATCCTTTCCGCGAAGTTAAACACGAAGATTGGAACGATATCATTAAAGTAAACCTAACAGCACCTTTCAAGGTTCAACAGGCTGTTTCTCACTCCATGGTTAGAAGAAAGTATGGGCGTGTTGTTAACATCGCCTCAGTATGGAGCGAGATAAGCACACCCAAGCGCGCCAGTTATTCTAGTAGCAAGTTTGGTCTAAGAGGGCTAACTCTTGCGTCAGCAGCCGAGCTGGCACAATATAACGTACTCATTAACGCTGTTTCTCCGGGCTTCACGCTCACCGATCTTACTCGGAATGTGCTGGGTCCAGAAAGAATGAAAGAGATAGCACAACAGATTCCAATGCGCCGTATGGCAGAGGTGGATGAGATATCACGAGTTGTATTGTTTGTGGCTAGCCGGCTGAACACTTATATATCAGGACAGAACATTGTTGCTGATGGCGGATTTGTAAACATTTAATATGAATATTGCACGTAGTACTAAACTTGGAATCAATGTTGACTTTGAGAAAAGTCACGGTTCCTATTTGTATGACAAAAATTCAGACAGAGAACTGCTGGATTTCTTTGGTATGTACGCTTCGTTGCCTCTCGGATATAATCATCCGATTTTTAAAACCAAAGAGTTTGTCGATGAGTACATGCGTGTTTCTAGTTTTAAGATTAACAACTGCGAGTTCGTTTCCGATGAGACAATAGAGTTTGATAGAATGTTTAAAGAATATGCAGGAAAGGGATTGTTTAAACATTTCCATTATTCCTGTACCGGTGCCTTGGCAGTCGAAGCTGCCATCAAAACATGTCTGGAATACAAAAATTATCACACTCCGAATATTGTCTCGTTTGAAAATAGTTTTCACGGCATCAACAGTTACGGAGGATTTGTCACTTCTAGATTCCCGGGCGCCGACGCAAGACTGTCTGGATTACCGGAGGCCTACTCCACAAAGATACGCCCAGATTTAATAGAAGTAGCCAGAACTCTAATGAACGAAGACGCCACGTGTCTGCTGGTTGAGCCGATTCAATGCAGCGCAGGGGACATTCATTTTGATAAAGAGTTTTTTAAATCTCTTCGTGAAATGTGTGATGAATATGATGTACCTCTGGTTTTTGATGAAATACAAATAGGATTTGGCGGTACCGGAAAACTTTGGTATTTTGAACATTTAGATGTCGAGCCAGATATTCTGATTTTCGGCAAGAAAACCCAACTCTCTGGTATAATGGCAAAAGAAAAGTATGGAGAAATCTTTAGCCCAAAGAAGTCTGTTAGACTTGAGGTCACATGGGATGGCGATGTCGCTGATATGGTGAGATGTAAATATGTCATGATGGCATACAAAGCATACAATATATTGGGTAACGTCAACAAGCAAAGTAAAAGACTTATAAATGGCTTGTCAGAGATGGATGGCGTATTAAACTTAAGAAATTGTGGCCTAATAGTCGGTTTTGACTTGCCAACCGACGAAAAACGTGATATCTTAATAGAAGATTTATATAAAAATGGCCTTATTTGCAACAAAACAGGCAAAAAATCCATTAGATTGAGGCCGAATTTGAATGTAAAAAAAGCAGAAATTGATTTAGCGATTGATATTTTTAGGAAATCTTTATAATAATATGAGAATATGGGCGAATACGAAAACATTAGATGGTCATATCGACGATTTGGAAATAATTGATGATAAAGAAAAAGCAGAAATCTTGCTACTTGGAGGTAAATCCATCGACTTGAGTGATTTTCCGGCCACAAAGGGTATCTTTCGTGCCGGCGTAGGTGACAACAACGTGCCCTACACCGAGGCCGCGGGCCGCGGTATATCAGTTCGGCTCCCCTCTGATGCTGCCAAGGGCCATATCCACGAGGAAACAGCCAATTTTACATGTCAGATGATTTTTCATATGATGTATCGGCCGTGGGTAACCGGGAATATACACGATTGGTCAAAGAAGCCTAGGCGGTTTTTGGGCGATACCCGGCTTTTGATTGTTGGCGCCGGGAAGATTGGAAGTTTAGTGCAATCTAAGATGACTAATTTTATGCATGTCGACACATATGATGTGACAGAGGATCCGAGTGATGTTCTTGAGGAGAAGTTTCGATTAGCAGATTGTGTAAGCCTTCATATTCCTTTGACTCCGACCACTCACAATTTTATAGACGCAGAAAAGCTTGGCTGGATGAAGGATGGTGCGATTTTGATCAATACTGCAAGAGGCCCGATTGTCAACGAAGGGGCTTTGGAAGCAGAGATTTCCTCTGCGCGCCTTACCGCAGCATTTGATGTATACTGGGAAGAGCCATATCGCGGTAAGATGTTGAAATATCACCCCAATTTGTTTTATATGACTCCGCATGTTGCCAGCACATGCGATAAGTTTTTAATTGAAACTGCAAAAGATTTTAAGGCGTTTATTGCGGAGCTGTCTTTATGAATGTTGGGATTATTGGCATGGGCAAAATGGGCCAAATACGCAAAAGCGCTATTGAAAAGTGCGGCCACATTGTTGATGCAGTCTATGATGTTGAACCGAAAAATACGGCCGGCCTCTCTTGTGCGCTGTCAGATCATGAGGAAATGTTCAGCAACCCAAATCTGGACGCAATATTTGTTTGTACACCGAATTACTTAAACAAAGAATTGGTTATCAAAGCTTTGGAGTCTAACAAGCACGCATTCTGCGAGAAACCGCCGGCGCTCACAGCACAAGAGGTAGAAGAGATTATAGATGTAGAAAAAACATCTGGCAAAGTGCTGATGTACGGCTTTAACCATCGCCATCACGAAAGCATCATGACACTTAAGCGGCTGATCGAGAGCGGAGAGTATGGAAACATTTTGTGGATGCGCGGCCGCTATGGTAAAAGTTCTAGTGAAGAGTTTTTCGATGGCTGGCGCGCCAAGAGAGAGTTATCCGGCGGCGGTATATTAATCGATCAGGGAATTCATATGCTTGATTTATTTTTATATCTGGTTAACGATTTTCATGACGTGCGCGCATTCGTTTCAAATCAATACTGGAAGACTGCCGGCGTAGAAGACAATGTATTTGCGATTCTAAAAAACAACGATACGGGGGTCACAGCGTCTCTTCATTCAACAATGACCCAGTGGCGCCACTTGTTTTCATTTGAGATCTTTTTGGAAAAGGGGTATTTCACAATAAACGGCCTCAAGACATCTTCTGGAACTTATGGGCCCGAAGTGTTGACCGTTGTTAAGAACCGAACCGAAGCCCCTATGGCAACATGGAGTGATGAAGAAAGTATCTCTTACGACGCTAATAATTCTTGGGACTCAGAAATACAACACTTTTTTGATTGTATTGAAAATCAAAAAGCAGTAGAGATTGGAAACACAACTGACGCATTAAAATTGATGCGTATAATCGACAGAATATACGCAGAGGGGAAATAATATGACTGACGAACAATGGTTTAATAAAAGATTTAGCGAATATCGCCGATGCCTGGAGTATGAAGAAACGCGCCAACATATGCTGGAATTCCGTGACATGATTTTGGAAGCCCGCAACAACAACAAGACTGTATATTTTGCAGGGAATGGCGCCAGCACAACGATTGCCAGTCATGCGGCTTTGGACTACACAAACCAGTTAGCTATTCGTTGTCATGCGATGAATGACCCGAACTTCATAACGTGTTTTGCAAATGACTTTGGATATGAAGATTTTATGGAAAGAACTGTAAAGTTATATGCGGACACTGATGACATTGTAGTGTTAGTAAGCTCATCTGGACAATCTCAAAATGCTATTAATGCTGCACTGCGCGCACACAAAAAGGGATGCAAGGTTGTAACCTTTACGGGCTTTAGGGCCGATAACCCACTTCGTCAGATGGGCGATCTCAACTTTTGGCTTGATAGTGACGACTATAATGTTGTCGAATCAATCCACATGATTTGGCTTGTCATGGTGTGTGATATGATTGCCGATAGAGAGAAGGAGTATATTGGGCTTCACGGGAGAAATTTGTGATATCGGAAAAAAACGATAACGTCTTGGTAACAGGGGGCAGCGGATTTCTCGGAAGAAGACTTAAACTACAACAACCAGATTGGGTTTATGTATCATCTAAAGATTGTGATCTGACAAGCGACATCTGCGTACGTGAACTTTTTGGCGATACTAAGCCGGAAGCTGTGCTGCACCTCGCTGGTCGTGTTGGAGGCATAAAAGATAACATTGAAAATCCAGCAGACTTTTACTATACAAACACGATGATGAACACCAACGTAATTCATCAAGCCTATAAGGCAGGCATAAGTAGGGTTTTATCATCCTTGAGCACATGCGCATTCCCAGAAGATATGGAGATGTTTCCATTTGAAGAAGGAAAATTGTTTTCTGGGCCTCCAGCCGAAACTAATTTCTCCTATGGAATGACGAAGAGGATGCTCCACGTGGCCAGTAGCGCCTATAGAAAGCAATATGGAATGAACTACTCGACCTTTAGCCCATCCAACTTATACGGACCGGGCGACCATTTTGGAAAAGAGCATTCGCACTTTGTCGCCTCTTTGATCCACAAAGTAGCAAATACAGAGAATGGCGCCAAGATTGAACTATGGGGCTCGGGCCTCCCCTTAAGACAGCAGTTGTATGTTGATGATTTGTGCGAACTGATCCCAATACTAATAGAAGAACACAACAGCGATGTTCCGCTGATAGTAGCCCCGTCAGAAAACATATCAATTCTAGACATGGCCAAAATATTAACTAAACAAATTGATAAAAATGTGGGAATATACTTTAATGGGAAAATGGACGGACAATACAGGAAAGATGGTTGTAACAAACAGTTCATGAAGATGGTGGGTTACTACCAGTTCACCCCGTTCAAAGAAGGAATTAAGAAAACCTATGATTGGTATTTACAAAATGGAGATTTAAATGACACCTGAAGGACAGAAAGTAGCCTTAGTAACGGGAGCGACGGGGCAAGATGGCTCTTACCTTGTTGACTTGCTGTTAGACAAAGGATATCGCGTAGTTGGAGTAAAGAGGAGAACATCTGTTATTGCGACAGATAGGATAGATCATGTGTTCACAGACACGGATTCTATATTAAATTTTGATCTAGTGTATGGCAACATGATTGATTCTGGAAATATACACAGACTACTCCAGCGGTACAAGCCTGATGAGATTTATAATCTAGCCGCTCAGTCTCACGTACGTGTATCATTTGATACGCCCGAAGAAACTGCTAAGATTGTTGGAATGGGCACTTTAAGGTTGCTGGAAGCAGTTCGCAATGTATGCCCCAATGCCAAAGTATATCAAGCATCATCATCTGAAATGTTTGGAGACAATCCGGATTATCCTTTCAATGAAGAATCTAGATTGATGCCGGCATCTCCCTACGCATGCGCCAAAGTATTTGCACACAATCTCATCAGAAATTATAGAGAAAGCTACAATCTACATGCTTCCAGCGGCATCCTGTTTAATCATGAATCCCCGCGCCGAGGTGAAACATTTGTAACAAGAAAGATTACAATGGCCGCGGCAAACATAAAGATGGGTCTTCAAGACGAACTCTATCTTGGGAATCTGCAAGCAAAACGAGATTGGGGATTTGCGGGAGATTATGTAGACGCGATGTGGCTAATGCTGCAGCAGGATGCCCCAGATGACTATGTCATATCAACAGGTGAAACACACACTGTGGAAGAATTTTTGCATGAGGTTTTCGATTACGCCGGCCTAAGTGTCAATAAGCATGTCAAGATCGATGAGCGACTGTTCCGACCGCACGAGGTTCCGCTTCTTTTGGGCGATTCCACGAAAGCAAAGAAAAAACTGCAATGGGAACCAAAGGTTAAATTTAAAGAATTAGCTAGAATGATGTATGATGGAGATCTAAAAGGATTAGTCAGATGAAGTTCCAGTCAGGCGACTTGGTGAAGTGGATAAGCGAATACGATGATTATATCGTCAAGGACGCCGGCCACGGAATTATCATAGGCTCCACAACATACAGTTACCAGAACAACAAATATACTACTTATGATGTATATAGAAACAGATACAACGATAAAATGTCTTTCGAAGAAAGAAATATACAAAAAATAAAAGGAGAATAAAATGCATTTATCAAACCAAGCCCTCGGAGCTATCATGTTAGCGCTCCAGGAGTCTTTAATGTCTCAAACGGATATTGTTCCTATCTTGAAGGGATTTGAACTAGAAGCCGGCGGAGAGGGGCTGATTGTCAAAAATCCCCCGACAATTCGAGCGCCAGAAGATTTTCAAAAAGAAGAGGCTTTTAGCGAAACAAAAGAAATCACAAAGCCGGCATAAGTTATTGTGCCTAGATACCGTTATCAATGTGAAAAATGTGAAGAAATTTTTATAATCTTTCACATGATAAGTGAAGAAATAAAAAAAGATTGTACAGCATGCGATACTGAAGAGTCATTAAATAAACTCTTAAGTATTCCCCACATAAAGAAGACGGGTAATATTAAAAAAGATCAGAGCGTAGGAAGCACAACAAATCAGTTTATCGAAGATAATCGTGAAATCTTAGATAACCAAAAGAAAGAAACAAGAAATAAAGAATATGACAAGACTTGAAATAGCGCTATCCGCAATATTATTTGTATCGGCCGCATTAAATATCGGACTCTTCACATATGCTCGCGCAGTAGTGGTGAGACTCCTCAATGTGGCTGAGGAATTGTGGGATTTACAACAAATGGTTGATGGGTTTGCCAAACACCTCAATCAAGTGTACGAGCTTGACTCATTCTATGGAGACCAGACGCTTAAAAACTTGTTGAACCACGCGGTTTCGTTTAACGAACAGTTGGAGACATTTGAGCACATATACACATTAACAGAAGAAGAAGATTTTGAAAACACCGACACCCCAGAAGAAGCCCCTCCCGAAGAGGCGTAAAAAAAATCATTATTTTACCAAAGATCATGAAAATGCCATAGTCGCATATACGAAGACAACCTGCGTTCGAGAGCGCACAAGATTATATGCAGAATGGATCCAGCCGGCCTTTGGCGAAATGGTTGATAAGATTGTTTTTACATACAAATTCACCAATCTTCCAAATTGTGATTCTCTCCGTGATGAATGTAAAATTTGGTTGATGACCATTTTAGATAAGTTTGATCCATCTAAAGGCGCCAAAGCCTTTTCTTATTTTTCAGTCATTACAAAAAATTGGTTTATCCACAAAGTAAAGAAACAGCAGAAACGAAATCGGCGAGAGATAAACTTTGATAATATATCGAAGTCCTACGAGGAAGAGTTCCTATCAACTACAGAGTCCTATGTTTCCAACAGAGAAGAAGAAGAGTTTTGGAAATTATTTTATGAAGAATTAAAATCTTGGGACTCGACCCAAATGAAAGAAAATGATTTAAAAGTTTATAAGGCGATATTAGTTCTCTTTGAATCAAAAGAAGACATTGAAATTTTCAACAAAAAAGCTATTTACCTATACCTGAGAGAAATCACCGGTTTGAATACAAAGCAGATCGTTAACTCTCTTAAGAAATTTCGAAAGAAGTATTCGTTTTTCAAACAGGATTGGGAAAGTGGCGATTTATGAATAAAAACAATTTAAACAACCTAATCGAAGAGGCCCTCGAAAACATAAGAAATGATCGTAGGTCCGCCCAAGAATTTTTAAATGAAATAGCAAATCAGATCGCCAAGGACGCAGAACAAAATAGGAGCCTAAGCCCCGTTGCTGCCAAACATGTTGAGACAATGCAGCGCTCTAACGAACAACTGGTAAAGATTATCTCATTGCAGCAGAAAAACCAAAGTGTTTCTGTGGAACTTTCTGATGAAGATAAAAGCCAACTTTTTGATTTAATCCAGGGCCCTGGAGAATTAGAAGGTGTCGAATAGAGAAATACATGATTGGTCTCTATGGTCAGATAAGAATTCTTCATTAGATTTATTTGGAAACATGCTTCGGTACGGCGTTGCCGGCGAAAAATACGCAGACAAGACTCTTTTCAAAGCAGTAGCCTTGACAGATTCTTTCAAGCTGACAGCCAATCAATCTATGGCTATTGATGGTGGCTCCACAGGTGGCGATGGCGGCGGAGGCGCCAATCAGCGCTCCGCTTTTCGTGCAAGAATTATTGGCGATAACTCAGTTCATTCGTTTATACCAGACCCTTGCGATCCAGCATTTGCAGACGACTTAGATTATGTATATAAGCTAATAGTAATGCATACAATGTTTGTCTCGACATCAACGACAGTAGACATCCCCGTTACTCGTGGCGATATTGTTCTAGTTAGGTTGAAGCGCTCAAACCAATCATATAATTTAGAATATGGGGCCTTTGAGGAGCTTTTGTCCGTTGAAGATCCGTCTGGCACCAAAGGGGAACATTGTGCATCTTTGATTGATTTGTTTGGTGAAATAACACACGAGCCCTTTCCTACCACAGCCGGCGGAGCTACGTGGACCTCTGGCGGTGGTTCGTATGCAATCACCGATGATGCTGGCGCCATGACCGAAGGAAAGAAGTGCTCGATGTATGGTAACATCATGACGCCACCGTTTTTTAGATTTTCTAAGAGTTTGTCGGCACTTGATCCTCGAATCCGAGGCAGATTCCAGAAGTTTTTTGGTGCCGCCCAAGACGCCGGCCTAAAAGTCAGAATAACTTCTGTCAGACGCAGCCCCAAACATCAATGGGTTCTTAAGAAGTGGCCAAAGTGTTTTGGTGCGATGACACCCTGCTCCCCTTGCAACTCTAAACATCAATATGGCTTTGCCGTCGATGTGGTCTTTAAGCAAGCAAACGGAAGCATATGTAAGGAGAGCAACGGCTGTGTCCAAAGGATTCTTAGGCCGATAATAAAAGCTAACAATTTGCAACTAAAGAATGTTGGAGATGATGATTATGTGCACTGGGAGGGTAATTCACCCGAAGATATCACAGCGCATCAAGACTTAAAGAAAAAATGTAAGGCTCACTATTATGACAACAACCCAGCAACAAAAGGCCTCTCCGTTTTAAACTGGCCACTCGATTTTAAGGACAACATAGAAGTTATAGGAGTTACCGGCGCCGAGGCGACCATCGCTGCTGGCGTACCAGAGGATCAGAAGTGCCCAGAGGGACAAACTTGGTATGAAGCCGGAGAATCAAAAACCCATACTTGGAAAGCCGGCTGTTATAAGGATGACAGTACTGAAGCCCTTGCATCCAACGAAGGGCAGGAAGAGCTTGAGCCGGAAGGAAAGATGGGGGGGGACATATAGATGAGTCAAGGAAAATATGATTGGTCAACTTTTACTGATGGCGCCGGCGCAATGGACATCTATGGCAATACTGTGCGCAAAAGTCTCATAGGTGATTCATATAATGCGGTAACACAGTTTAAAGCAGTTGCGTTGACAGATATGTTCCCATTAAACTCTAATCAGGCCATGGCTCTTGATGGCGGCAGTACGGGCGGCGGTGATAATGCGAATCAAAGATATGCCTATAAAGGTAGAATAATCGGAGAGAACTCTCCACACTCATTCCTACCCAACCCCTGTGATCCGGCCGATTCTTTGGTGAACGATGAGGCCGTTTATAGAGTTATTGCAATGCATACGACTTTTATTGCAACAGTGGCAAACGGCGGCGACAGCGTAACGCGTGGTGACATTATATATGTGGAACTAGACAAAAGCGACTACTCATATAATTTGGAATATGGTCGGCATGTTTCACTATCGTCTGTAGAAAACCCAGTCGCGACAGAGGGCACCGCATGCGCCAATTTGGTGGGCCTCGTAGGCGAATGGGGCGGCCCACCTCCTGCTCCAGCCGGCACCGTGGCGAGCATGCTCCCCGGCGGTATGAGCACCGTTCAGGGCGCCTGCGGGATTAAGGTTCCCAGGTCGTCACATGCCAAATGGGCAGCTAATAACGGCGCGCATCCAGATTGGATTGGCAGGGCTGATTTGAAAACAGGAGAGAATCTGACTTCTCCGGTACCGGCAGCTGAGTTTAAAATAACAAGCCCCTTCGGTTCTCGCGAGTCGGGCCACCACGCAGTTGACATCGGCGCCAAGAAGGGTACCCCGATATATGCAATCGCAGACGGCACCGTAAAAGGCATGAACGACAAGGTATGCCCAGAAGCCCCGCGAGGGAAATGCGGCCCGGGCAAAGGGAAACAATCTCCCTGTAACTGCGGCAAACTGATGGGCAACTGGATAAAACTTCTACACACGGCTAAGTCCCCCGGCGGCCACCCCATAGAAACCTATTATGCTCATATGACCGCGTACGCCGCCGGCCTCAAACCAGGCGCCACAGTAAAAGCCGGCCAGCAGATTGGACAAGTAGGCAGCACTGGAAATAGCAGCGGTCCTCACCTACACATGCAGGTGCATTTCCGCGGCGCCCCAAATACCGAATCAGGGGGTAAGATTGATCCGATGGCCTATCTAATGCAGAACACATCCGGCGGCACCAAATGTGGCACCAGCGACGTCGCCGGTGACGCTGTCGCTGTGGTCGCACCGGTGCTCGATGAAAGCAACGAAGGTACCAAATGGGAGTGGATCGATGAAAATGCATCGCCCCCCACGTGGCGTGAGTTACCTGATGGCGAGCCTCGTACTGATGGAAGCGACTGGGAAGAGGGGGCCTGATAAGTATGTCAAACAGAGAGAAGCACGACTGGACACTATTTACAGATAGACAAGGCTCGCTTGATCTATATGGTAAGTCATTTCGCAAAGGAATGGCATACGACACATATAGCGGCAAAACGGTTTTTAGGGCCAGGGCCCTAACTGATATGTTTCCACTTTCTTCAAATCAGCTTATGGCTCTTGACGGTGGTTCTACGGGAAACGACGGAAATAAAAGATATGCGTTTAAAGCGCGCATCATAGGTGAAAGCTCTCCACACGCATTTCTTCCTGATCCGTGTGATCCATCATATTCGAAAGATGAGAATATGACATATAGAATTATTGCAATGCATACAACATTTATTAGCACAAATATTATAGAAGGTCAACCAGTAACTCGCGGAGATATTGTTTCAGTTGAATTAGAGAGAACCGATCAAGCTTACAATCTAGAATATGGTAGATTTATAAATACCCTAAGTGTAGAAAGCCCAGTAAACACCGCGGGCACCGAATGCGCCTCGCTTGTTGGATTAGTTGGCGGATGGGAGCAACCCCAGAACATGCCCATGGGCGGTACTACCGCCGGGGCCCCCAATAATCCGGGCAAATACTACCAATGCAAAGGTGGCAATGATAAGTGCGGTGCTAAGGATGATTCAACTTTCGCTAAATGCAAAGCGTCGACATACGATGCGTTAGCAAAGAAGCCCACAACATTCAAGAAATACACAGAAGCCGAGGTGATAGCAGCCGTGAAGGCATCAGGCCAGCCAGAACATATTCAAAAGATAATGTTTGTTTTCATTGTTAAAGAACAGTCTAAGTTTAGTTTCCCGAATAATAACGTTGCAGGAATACAGCTTGATGGAGGCCAGTTTGCAGGTACCAGTCAGGCAGATTTCGATTATCAAACTTGTTTTAGAGACGGCGGCGGAGATCAAAGAATATTCGCCGGATTTGACACTTTAGCTAAAGGTATGACCGTGTTTGGAAAGACAGTAGCTGGAAAAATGAAAGTATTTCAAACACCGCCGGGCAACTCGATTGAGGCAGATGCAGAAATCTTGACGTGGAATTATTATCGGCAATGGAACTTAGCGCTAAGTCCGGAGGAATTGGTGAAACTTAAGGCCGATGGCCAAGTAGAAAGAAAAGGCAAAATCTATAAAAAAAGCTGGAGCGGCGTCAAGAGTTCGTTCCAAGCTTCGTTAACTAAATGGCAAAACGCATAAAAAAAACCTTATAATTTAAACAAGTCATAATTATAAACTATAATATTTAGTAGTGTAACAGGAAATCATATGGCAGACGACAAAGTTAAAATTTCAGAAGGCCAGATCCCGGGCGATTCGACCGCGTCTGGGCGGTCACTGAATTCGCGCGCCCTCGGCAGCAAACAAAAGCTTCCCCCAAAATCCGGCCTATTCCATTCAGTTGCGTTCTGTACCAATCGAGCCGGCCGCGGAGGGCGCATTGGTTATCTTAAGGCGGCAAACGAAACTGTATTAACTGGCGAGGGCGCTTATATCGTTCTTGGTACCGATAGGCCAAACTCTATACGTTCTGGTTACGGAGCGTATGGGGGCTGCAAGGCTGCATCCATTGATTTGGTTGTTGGGCGCATGATCACCGCCAGAAAGGGCAAAGGCCCGAAGACGTCAAAAGGTCAAGTAACGTACGTTAATCCAGACTTTTCTGCTGATGCAGCCCGAATCCACATTAGTCAAATGACCAATATTGATCACAACTTTGGTATCGCGCGCGGTGTCGGTGTCCAATCGAAGGCGCGCTCAGGAATTGGAGTAAAGGCGGATGCGGTAAGAATCATCGGTCGCGAAAGTGTTAAATTGATCACTGGCGGCATGCAAGATGTCAAACACCAGCCCGGCGGCGAACCAACATCGCTAGGCAAGAAAATCTCCCAACCTGCGCCAAACATCGAGTTTATTGCAGGAAACAATGTACGGGATCAGGTTGTGTGGGGAGGCCTGTTTAATCCGAAAGAGAGGATTAGAGGTCTTCAAGGGATAGCTAAAGGTGGCAACACCCGCGATGCCCTCGGAGAGTTGTGCGATCATCTAGAAATGACAATGATGGCAACCATGGCAGTAGCATCGATTGCAGAACAGATGTGGGTAGCAATTGGTACCGCTGCTCCTCCTTTAAGTGGCCTGGCAACCTATGCAACATTATCGTCAGTCTTGAAAGGTAAAATTTCTTTATATCACTTGCGCACTGAGTTGGTTACATGGAGAATAAATTACCTAACTGCCGGCGGCTATAAGTGCCTCTGGAGTAGGAATGTTAAAACCACCTAAGAGAATAAATTATGGCTGAATCTAAATCTAAATTTTTTAAATGGCAGGATAAGAATGGAGACATGCTGCCCGATGTGTGTCCGGATCCGGCTGTACCAAGAGTCGATGCTTGCCTGCCGTGTTCCCCCAATCCTCAAGCGACAGTTCCCCGTTGGAAAAATCTAACTCAGGCGGAACCGTATTTAAATGAAAAATTATGTAAATATCAAGTTTCATTTTTAACGAAAGAGACAATACTGGGTTATGACGGCATATCCGAAGAAGATGCAGCTGCCAGACTTGAAAAAATTTGGGAACACTATATGCTCGACTGGTATCAAGATGTTTACAACACCCTTGACCCACAGTGGCTCGTTGATCACCCAGTCGACCCTGGAGAGCCGCGTCCGGGCTGCATTCGCGCCCTTTTAGATTGGGGAGGAAAAGATACCTCAGACGAATCGATTGAGAAAGTTAAAAACGCCATCGAAAAAACAGAATATTGGCTTGAACCAAATCCGGGTTCGTATGTTCAATTGTTATATTCAGTACCATTTGAAGTATATGAAGCGATACCCGAGGCGCAACCACCAGAAGAGGAAGAGCCGGAACCGGGAGATGTAACAGTCACATATGAAGTTGGCGATTTGGTCATGGATTGTATCAAAACTCGAAAAGGCCTTTATCTATATTCAAGATATCTTAAGGTATATCGCACGATGGAGGGGGCGAACCTCGTTCATGAAGATGGTAGAATATTCAACTTAGAAGACTATGCAGATTATTTGCCATGGGAGAATAACTCATATATTGCGCAATGCCTCTCAGAGTTGGATGATTGGCTTAATACGCAAGATTTAAATATTCCAAATACTGGATTCCCACATTGGTTCACCGAGACCGTAGAAAAAATAGAGCTTAAAGCAACCGGGAAGTATAAACTTAAGAGCATTAAGGTGTGGACTGACCGATGTAACGAAAGACCGATTTATTTTGGGAAGAACAGGATAAGGGCCTTGACAACTCGCAATGCTTGGAAAAATCCGACCGCAGTAGCGTTCTTTTTCAAATTAAGCGAGCTTGCCAAAGAGTTTTCTGCTCGCGTCGAGCGCCCATGGCTAGAAGTCTTAAAGGAGCACACATACCCAGAAATACATTCCACCGGCCCCGGCGCTGGCCAAATCATGCCGAGCGGAAAAGAAAGCATTCCAGAGTGTATTGCTAACGCACTAGCTAATGAGGCCAAGCAACTTGGCCAAGATATTATGGACGATGTATTCAGCATCGGAGACGCGATTGCCTATGCGTTCCACAAAAACTTGTGTAGATATGATCCAACCGAAAATGCCGCAGATCAGGCTGAAATTGGAATGAACTTTGGTGTTTCCGAACAGGTGCTTGATGATATAAAGGCGGATAAAAGTACGATGTGGGGCGCCGCCATGATGGGTGCTTATAAAGAAGTCGATCCTCGCGATCAAATCTTTGCGCATTTTTGTATGAGAATGCTTATGTTTAGAAAAGGTTCCCCGATTCAGATGATGGACGATATATGGGCAAACGGACTTGAAAGAATAAAAGTTTGCGGCCTATTCGATTTGTTATTGGCCGCCGTAGAGTGCCTAACAAAAGGTATGAGTCTGGAAGAGGCGTTAGCCATCCTTCTAAAGAATGCCCTGCAGGCCATGTCAATAGAAGATTTTGGATCTCTGTTCGTAGGTCTTCCGCCGGATCAACAAGCGAAGCTCGGAGAAATGGTACAGAAGAAACTCACGACCAAGGAAGGCCTTGAGGGACTCACAGAGAAATACACAGATGCCCAAGGACAAGCAGGCGCAGAATCCAAAGTGGCCAAGGGGGACAAGGAAGGGAAGTTCATCGGAAAAACTAAGATTGTGCCCCCATGGCAGAATCCAGAAGTCGTAGAAGCACAGAAAAAGACTTTGCGAGCCAACGGCATGGGTCAAATGACTCCTGGTGGCGGCGGCGGCCGCGGCAAATCTGCGACCACCTCATCAGAGGATCCGACGACATCAAGAAGGTCGCTAGCGCAGAAATTAGACGTCGGAGCGGTCGCAAAAGACGAACTAGATCCAAATGTGATTATGGAAGCATACGTAATGGCTCTTTTGGATATATATTCAGAGAACTATCTGATGCTTCTGGATAAACTAAATGATTTCCCTGGAGCCCAGATCATTTCAATGCTTCTCTCAACATTAGATTGCCCAAGGCCTCCACTCTTCAATCCAGGTCTCGACGATTTCTTGAAGAGTTTAACTCTTCCATTCTGTAGGAACTTGAATGAAATAACACTACCTAGGCTCGAAAATCCATTTATATGGTGGCCTAAGCTGATGGATATCTTCGGCATCTTGTGGGAGCTTCTCAAGGACTTAATCTTGCAGCTGATTATTCGGACAATCATAAGAATTATTGTTAAGATTTGCGAACTAATCGGATCCGCGATCTGCAAGGCTCTTGAAGTTACTGGTGCTGTGGCAGGGTCACTCCCCGGAATTCTTACTGGAAAGAAGAAGTTCAGCAATGTACTCAGAGACGCGATTTGCGGCGAAGACATGTCAGACGATGAAATGGATAACGTTGTTACACAGCTTGTGGCAGATCTTGGTGTCGGCGGTCAGGCGCTAGCAGATCCCGACAGGGCACTGACATTCGCAGAAGACCTCTCATCTGCAACCACTCAAGCAGAACTGGTTAGTGCCATGTTGGGAGAGCCTTCAGAAACTTTCCTGCGCCTAGGCGATCAAATTGTTGAAAATGGATATCCAGATTACCGCGATGCTCTCCCGACTCCACAATCGATTGGACGATTCTTCTCTAACGTTGGCAATCTGATTCCAGCCGAGATGAGAGATGAAATGAGAGACGCCTTGGACAAGCTGGGTCCCAACGATGAGACTCCGGCAAATCCCACACTGTGCGCCACACCCGAACAATTAGAATCATTCAAGGACTTAAGGTGCCAGTTATTAGAAGGCCGCGCCTCACCAGAGCAGTGCGACACCATGTTTGAGAATTGGCGCGGCACAATGATGGACGATCTAGATGAAGTCGCCGCGCTGATGCAAAATGGAATCGGCCCGGCCATCGCAGATCAGATGCCTCCTATTGTGGGGGATCCGGGTTGCAACAATGGTATGATGCCATATGAGCCCGATGAGTTTATCAAAGAAGCTGCAAACGCGATGGATGGCGAAATGAAGAAAATTCATATTGCCTTTTGTACCGACATGCTTGGTAACGGCGGCCTGTTCTCCGGCGGAGACTCCGGATGGGGATTCATAAATATGGTATTGTCCGACACTATGGGCAACCCCTTCACGGTTCACCAGAGAAAATCGTTTAATGACAAAAACTATGTTGATTTCTATACTGATGTTGATAACGGATGGATTAAAAAGGCCGGCAAGGAGGATCCCCTTGACGCAATGGGTATCAGTTTCTCCACTTTAGCCAAACAAGAAGGGGCATACCCTCAATACGTCGGAGAATGGCTCATGTATCAATATGAAGCCGCCGGCGGCGAGAAGTCTCAAGAACTAAACGATATGGGATTCCGTAATATTGGGAAAGATCTTGGGGATAGTGTGAACTTTATTAGCACCAACTCCCCTCGCGGTACCGCTAAATGGCCTATTAGTTTTTCTGACTTAGGCTTCTGTGGTTTGTTCATATGTGATATAAACTTAACGGAAATTCCAGATATGGGGTACAATGTAAAGACTGCCCCACAATGGGACAAAGAGCGAATGTGGTTTATCAAAAAGCCCCGCAAAGATAAGCCTGATATAAAATTGGAGTTTAAAGACAACGCGAAAGGATATCGAATGGGCCAAAACGGGGGCCAGTCCTCGTGGAGTTATGGATTTAATGTAAATGCATATTTTTCGGACATGCTTGAAACTCCAGAGGGAGGATATGCCAACCGTCCCGACGATAATGTGAGGATCTATATTACAGATCTCTACAATATGGCTGCCGCGATGAAAGATGGATATGAAAAACTCCAAGAAGTCAATGCCGGCAACGCCCGCGGCAAGTCCGAAGACCCACCAGATCCTAAGATTTTAAAGTCTAGAAAATATGAGTTTCTTGCTGTTGATGACGGCCTAGATTCATTATATGATCCTGGCTCCGAAGGGCTCACAATAGAAGATTTCCCCAGCCTAAGCGAGTGCTTTTTAAGACAAACTCCCTATCCTCCGCAAGTTAATATGTTGTATGACTTATTTAAGGGCCAACACTCAAAAGAATCTATTAAGAGCGCATACGACGACTTTATGCAGCAACAGTTTAAGAAGATTTGCAGTGAGATAGCCAATAACAAAAAAGCTTGGCGCTACGGGGCCCAGTTTGATGATTTGGATATGTCGGATTTTGACTATCTTGCTCCACCCAAATTTAAGAATGCCGGCGGCTCTAATCCCAAAACCCCAAAGAAGAATAAAAGTGGCGTCGACTATTATATGCTAGAAGTTGCAAATTATAATAGCGATGGAAACAGAGACGGCACTCGGCCAATATCCAATGACGATGCCGCCTTGGGGTGGAGTAGAAACCAGTGGTTGAACAAACGCCGCGGCACACATCCCGAGAAAACAAGAGTATTTTATCTAGATCCTGGAAAGTACGGTGGCACATACATGAATCCCCCGGTATATGTTAAGCCCCACAAATCAGAAGGGTGGGCAGGTATTGTGGATGTCATGTTCCCCGAGTTGAGCCCTTGCAGCCCAAAAACAACAGACGTTATCGACTTTAAAGATATATCCGATAAGATATCCAATTCGTATCCCAAAATTCCAGAAGACAGTCGCCTTAAGGGATCCCCAGATTGTGTGGTCGAGGTTCCATACAATAGAATATTGGCAAGAATGTCTAAGGCGACAATAGAAGGCCTCATCTCTGCCGGCATCAGAGTATTCGCCGGCGTTCACTTCCTCAAAGGCCTTCCGATCTTCACAAAGTTTGCACCAGTCTTTCCGACAAACTACAGTAATATTTATTCTGCCTACATTGTTGAGTGCATGGAAGATACCTTTCGTAATGCCGGCGCCGATTTCTTGAGCCCGTTTAAAGACAATGAATTTTGGTATGCATTCTTAGAGCAGGCAGTACAGACATATGGTCGTAGAGTTGATAATGAAGAATTTGGTGTTGATGGCGCCAATGTTCCAAAAAACGTAAAAGACGCCCTCACTAGGCTTAACAATTTACAAGAGAGTTTTGACTATGCATACGGCGAAGATCTCTGGGATGCAAAGATGTCTGGTGAAACTGGATTTTTCAATAGTCTTAAGAATTTCCGCGAAGAGAAAAATCTGGATTCGATTTACAGAACGCAGGAAGATGCCAAACTAGTTCTAAAAGAGTTAGTTAACGAACAGCTGTCTATAACCTCCCAAAAGCTTATTGGCAACCTTAAGGCATTGGATATGACCCCGGATATCACTGATCTGGATTACTATTATATGACTACTTTTTGTGCCGGCACTGAAGAACTCGGCCTAACTCTTGAGGGAACTTTGGTAGAAGAGGTTGTTGGGTTGCCAAGTTCAGCAACGGATAAAGCGGGAGATATGGCCTGGACGGAATCGCCGCTGCCCGGGATCGAATACCCAGAAGTTTCTATTGTTGTTGACGATGAAACCGGCGAACCAGTAAGTCCGCCTTTGGTCACGTGGCCCGGCCCATTTTATACGCACGGTGGCGAGTACTCAGTCACAGACGGCAGCGATTATGTCGGCTATTACCATGGCACCACGAGCGAAGAGACTGGCATGGATGAGTACTTTGTAGGGGAAGAACTTGAAGACAATACAGAACAGTTAAGGGCGTTTGCCAACAAGATCATAATTGGAACCGAGATCGTGACCGAGATCGATGCCCCAGTAGACGAAGAGCCTGTCCCGCCGGCCAAAAAGAAGAAGAACTACGAATCGGTATTCACTCCCCTTGGAGACGTACCAGATGGACCCGATGGCGCCAGCACCACTAAGGAGAAACCATTTACGTTGTATAAGTATATCAAGGTCGATGGTGCGTATTACAACATGGAGAGCGGAGTAAATGCCGTCCGAGCCGCCGGGGGAGGGCTGATATCTCAAAGCTTCCCTGGAACATTGAAACTAAACAAAGATAGCGAAGGAAACGTGCTTGCTGGTGCACCATTGAGAGGCGAACTAGGTGTTAGGTATGGATTATTTTTTGGGTGGGGCGCCAATACCGAAATAACCAGAGTAGAGATCGATGCTCTAGATGTTCCCGTGAATACTTTTGCTGCTATTGAAGCAGATAGCAAATTATTGTATTGTTTGATTCAGTTACTCAAGGAAGATCAGAAGTTTAAGCTTGTTACAAATTACGCATTTTCTCTTAAGAAGGTTTTGGCCATAATGGCGATATATCAAGATGTAGGATTCTTGCCTTCTATCGGAGAGGTAACCGCCGACGCCGGCGCCAGCTTCGGAGACTTGTTCCACGATGCCAATGAATATGGCCCCTACTCAACAACCAGCGCGCTTAAAAAGCCCGGAACATACGCCGATTTAGATTGGGGCTCGATCGAGGTAAAGGGCGAGAACTGGTGGGGCAAGGAAGTTGAAGATGATATCGCAATCGTCGAAGGCGCCACAATGGAACATACTCCCGGCTGGGTTGCTGAAAACGACCGCCATGGTTTTTGGCCATCGCTATTTGTTGAGAAATATGACGAATGGGATCAACTTACATTGAGAAAGACCGCAAAACAATTGAAGAGAATATTTCAAGTACACTACAGAAGTCGGGATTTCGGCGGTACCGAGAAAGAAATGGACAACCTTGCGCAAGGTTACATGCAACAGTTGAAAGAAAAGTTTAGGATTAGCCCCGGAAAAGCCTTTTTACCATGGTGGAAAAGAAACAGAGTCAGATCTAATCCCTTTAATGAGAATGGCGAACTGTGCAAAAAGAAAGATTAGCGATATTTATAATGAGGGATTAAAAAATGGCATCACTATCAGTTAAACTGCCAATCACTAAAGATTCTGGTGATGGTTTCGAGATGATCAAAGATTTTAGAACACTCATAAAACAAAATTTTAAAATGCTCTTGCTAACCCACCCCGGAGAAAGGGTGATGGAGCCCAATTTTGGTGTTGGAATTCAAACCTATATTTTCGACACCTTCTCGACGCAGACCTTCAACAATATTGAGAGTAAAATACTCGAACAAATAAGTATCTACTTGCCAGTCATCACGCTCAAAGAGGTTAATTTTGCGGAAGATCAGATAAACTATAACAAACTTCATATAAATATACAATACTCAATTCCAAGTTTAAATGTCGAAGATTTGTTAGAGTTCACTATTTAAAGTGAGGTTTTTTTAATGCCCAAACAACAGAAAAAATTAATACCGATTGATTACACTCATCGCGAATTCGAGTCGATCAGAGCGGACTTGCTCCAGATTGCAGAAAGATTTTATCCAGATACCTTCCAAGATTTCAGCGAGGCCTCTTTTGGAGCTATGATGCTAGATGCGGTGGCCTATATCGGCGACCAGCTTTCGTTTTACATAGACTATAACGTTAATGAGAGCTTCCTCGACACTGCATTTCAGTTTGGAAACGTTGTGCGACACGGCCGCTCTTTGGGCTACAAGTTCACTGGTCGACCTTCGACATTCGGCTCTATAGGAATGTTTTTGCTCATACCAGCGTCTAGCACCGGCCTAGGCCCCGATCCTGCCTACATGCCGATATTAAAAAGGGGAAGCTCCTTCAGCAGCACAACCGGCCTCTTGTTCATGATTACAGAGAATGTCGACTTCTCAGATCCTAGAAATCTAACAGTTGCAGCAAGAGTGGATCCGACCACCGGCGCCCCCACCCACTACGCTGTAAAAACATATGGTACTGTTGTCTCTGGCCAGTTAGATCAAGAGACTGTAGAGGTAGGAGCCTATGTGCCATTTTATAGAACCACCCTTTCCACAGGTAACGTCTCAGAGGTCCTTTCAGTATTCGATTCAGAGGGGAATCAATATTTTGAAGTCGATTATTTGGCGCAAGATATGATTTTTAAAGAAATAACCAACCCCAACTATAAAAACGACAATGTCCCCTCCATCATAAAGCCATTTTTGGTCTCCAGGAAATTTATATTGCAGCAAGATCGCGATCAGATTACACTTCAATTTGGTAGTGGCAAGCTAGGCGATTCCAACGTGGTGGCGAACCCACAAAATGTAGCAATGAATGTATTTGGAAAGACGTATGTGACCGACACGACATTCGATCCAACGAGATTATCTCAGAATGAATCATTTGGTATCGTTCCCGCAAATACTACTTTGACTATAACGTATAGGACAACAAACCCGACAAATTCAAATATTGGGGTCGGAGGACTCAATACCGTCGGTTCGACCAGTTTTGAATTCACCGATAGACAACAACTGAGCGCAGTTAAAGTTAGTGAAATAATGGGTTCCTTAGAGATTACGAATGAAGAACCCATTATTGGAGATGTTACGCTCCCGTCTACTTCTGAAATTAAACAAAGAGTTTATGACACGTTTCCGACACAAAACAGAGCAGTAACCCAGGCAGACTATGAAAACCTGTGTTATAGAATGCCGGCAAAGTTTGGGGCCATTAAAAGAGTGTCGGTTCAAAAGGACGCAGACTCACAAAAGAGAAATTTAAATATGTACATTCTCTCTGAAGATATTACCGGTAAACTGACTGTTGCCAACACAGTAATAAAAAATAACTTAAAAACATGGATAAATCAGTATAGAATGATTAATGATACAGTCGATATTTTGGATCCTTACATCCTTAACTTTGGAGTTGAGTTTATTGTTAAGCCACAACAGGCTAGTGATAAATACGAGGTTTTGGATAAGTGCATAGACGCGCTTAAGGATCATTATAAGGAGCCATTCTTTATTGGAGAGCCATTGTACATTAGTCAAATATACGAAGTATTGAAAAAGGTAGATGGCGTATTGGACGTATCAAAAGTCAAGGTTAATCCCAAGACAGCTGGCAGCTATTCGTCATCGGCAATAAACATAAACGATAATTTATCTCCCGATGGTTCCTACATAGTTGTTCCGTATAATGCAATATTTGAGATTAAATATCCAGAGGTAGATATCATTGGGAAGATTAGATAATGGGCTTAAGAAGATATACAGGCAGTGCCGATAACACTATAGCTAGCGCTTATCAGGGGAACTTATCTACAAGAGGGACAGGCTCGAATATGGGTATGTCCGATATTTTAGAGACCTTCTCTATTTATGGGCGCCAGACTCCAAGCAGTTCGCTGGCTTTGGCTTCTCAAGAGCTTTCTAGGATATTGATTAAATTTCCTACAAGTGAGATTTCTTCTGATCGAACCGCTGGTGTTCTACCGACATCTGGAAGTGTTAAGTTTTATTTGAGATTGCACAATGCGCCTCATTCACGAACGGTTCCGGAGAATTATTCTCTGATTGTGCAGGCTGTTTCGCGCTCGTGGGAAGAAGGCGTCGGCCTCGATCTTGATAATTATAAAGATAAAACCAAGGGAAATATAGGCTCAAACTGGATGCGCGCATCAAAGACAGTAGCGTGGACACACATCGGAGGCGATTATTTGACCGCCTCAGATCAGTGGGATGCCTCTGGAAATCCGCCAGTCTACACGCAAGATTTCTCCACAGGCCTAGAAGACTTGGAGATTGACATTACCGGGTTGGTGGAACACTGGGTTGCAGACGATCTGGGGAATTACGGTGTAGGGATTATGTTTTCATCCTCATACGAAGGATACTATGAAGATCCCACGGACGGGATTACCCTTAATAATACCGGCGGAGCGCTTAAATCATACTACACTAAGAGGTTTTTCGCACGAGGTTCCCAATATTTCTTTAAACGCCCCTGTATCGAAGCCCGCTGGGCAACTCCAAAGCTAGACGACAGGGGCAACTTTTATTACAGTAGCTCGTTGGCACCGGCCGCAGATAACTTAAACACCCTTTATCTATACAACTATGTGCGCGGCAAACTAAGAGACATACCAAGTGTCGGAACTACAGGCTCCATTATGGTGAGCATGCACTCTGGATCGACCAAAAATACAACACCTTCCGGCTCTAGGTTAATATTATACGATGGCACATATGCCATAACAGGAGGGTGGGTCTCGACAGGCATTTATTCTGCATCTGTCGCCATAACCTCTGCTGTTACACCAATCCCGACCTTATATGACATATGGTGGACTGGTTCGTATTCAAAAACGGGACAACTTTTCACAGGATCGATCTCGCCGCAAGTGCTAACGGCACAAGTCGATACGAGAGAGCCGGTATATTTCATTAACATAACAAATTTAAAAAACAAATATAAAACTACGGAAACGGCTAGGTTTAATTTGTTTGTTCGCAACAAGTACTGGAGCCCAACCGTATACACAAAGGCAAACGAAGATGTAGCCTCAACATCAATTATTAGCGCTTCTTATCGGGTTATTCGGATGATAGATGGCCAAGAGGCGATTGCGTATGGAACCGGTTCCGACCTTCAAACGAGACTTTCTTATGACATCTCCGGCAATTATTTTGATTTAAAGATGAATATGCTAGAGGCAGGATATGAATACGCGTTTAAATTTGCGTTTTATGAGCCGGATTTAAATTCATGGATCGAACAAGATAAGGCTTTCAAGTTTAGAGTGATAGAGAATGAGTATTAAGAAATTTTTTGATGGATCTGATAAATCTAGACAGTATTTAACAGATCAAGAGCAAAAAGAAGCATTTAAGGAAATTGAATCTTCCAAGAATCTTAAGCAGCTAAGGATCCGACAGGATACCCACCTGCCTCAAGTAGATTATGCAGACCCGGATAATTTTGCAAAGTTTGGTTCTGCTTATCTCTATTATAAATCAGCAGTAGAGAGGATTCTAGACTATTACCCCTATGATGGCTCGGATGCCGAACTTAATGAGTTCTATAACAGGTCATTGCCGATTGAAAAGCACATTTTCAACAAGATGTATCCTCGTACGAACGGATATATAACTTTCTGCACCGGTGGCTGGGGTACTCGGTCGGGCCCCATGACAACTAATGGATATGGCTTGCCGGAGACAGTCGAGTATATTACTTTTTACGGTGGTCCAAATATTTCAACGTCCCTAACAAAGTTAAAGGACATGGAACCTGATCCGCTGTCAAGCAAATTTCAGAGCAACAATATTTATGACGAAAGCATATATGATACTGCCGGCCTTCGTTCAGATTATGGCAAGGGAACCAGAGAGTCCAACCTTAAGAGCGACTTTGATACAGGGGTCACAGTAGAGTTTTGGTTAAAGACGGGCTCATTGGGAACAACTGAAACACACAAGCAGGTTGTTTTCGACATGTGGAACAACGAGGTCACAACCAGCGCAGGTTATGGTCGCATTACCATTGAACTAACTGGCGGCGCCGGATCAGGGAACCCTATTCTAGTCACAGCACAGTCTGGCACTGTGTCAGCTTCTGCTCAGATGTGCTTTACTTCTTCAATAGGTCAAGATCTTTCTTCTGGAGATTTCTCTTCTTGGCGCCACTATGCAATTACAATGTACAACTCCGGGTCAGACTTTAAGACTGATTTATATGTTAATGGATATTTAAATGACACAAACGCATACACCGGCGGAAAACTAGGAGAACTTAGCTCAAAGAATATGGTCGCCCGCATAGGAGCGCTGGTTACGTCACCCTCTGGTAGTGCTGCAGCAGCCGGCGCCGGCAAATTAAGCGGCTCACTTGACGAGTTCAGGTTTTGGAAGGTACGTCGCAACGGAGCCCAAATTGGGAAATACTGGTTCGATCAAATTCGCGGCGGTGTCAACACAGACATCTCGAATACAGAACTTGGGATGTATTATAAGTTTAACGAGGGTATCACCGGAGATAGCGACATCGATAGCGTCGTGCTGGATTATGGTGGGCGCCTCTGCAATGGAGTTTGGACAGGTTATACAACAACTTCTAGAAACACAGGCTCAGCTATATTGTCCTCTTCGGCAGCAACCAAAGAATACGAAGATCCAATCATACAGGCAACTCACCCCCGGGTATCGGAATTAAAAGAAGGGCTAATGGCCAGTGGCTCTTTCCATGATTCCCGCAATAGCGCCATTGTTAGAAATCTGGTTCCCTCTTGGATTACCGAAGATATGGAGATATCAGATCAAAGTGATTTAGACAAGATGTGTCATATCCTTGGTACGTATTTTGATAAATTATATTTACAAATTGGCGGGATTCCAACCTTCAAACACCTCAATTATACTAGCGCTTCCGCCGAGGCCCTCCCGTTTGCGCAACATCTCCCGCAGTCATTAGGTCTTTATACCCCAGAAATATTTGTTGATTCGACAATTTTAGAAAAATTTAAAAACAGAACTGATAAAGAGCATTTTCAAAATGATCTTGTTGAAACTAAAAACCTGATATACTCTAATTTATACAACAACCTTGCCGGTATTTATAAGGCAAAGGGGACCGAGAAGGCAATTCGCAACACGTTAAGGTGTTTTAATCTTAACGATAATCTTGTAACGTATAATGTATATTCCAACAATCAGCAATATGAACTTAAAAATAGCCTCAAGCAGACGTTAAAAAGAAAGACCTTCGCAAACTTTAATACATCCGACGGGATTACCGCAGTCATTCATCAGGCAGCAGATCCTCACACAGGCTCAACAAGAGGGTACATTAGCGGAACCAATGCATCGGGCTATGAGGATAAGTATGGATTTACGGCTGAAGCGTCGTTGGTTTTTCCAAGATTTTATAAGCAACTAGATCCATTCCCGAGAGACTTCTCGGATATATCCCTCTTCGGTGTTCAGACGGTCAACACAGCTTCGACGTCAGATACGGCATTCCTTACGGGCGCCCAAGATGTGGCAAACTTTCAAGTATACGCAGTAAGAGACGAATCTTATTCTAAGAATGCGTATTTCGTATTAACATCGTCTACCGACCCGCACAATTTTCCAACTCTAACCAGTAGTATGTTCTTCGATGTGTACGACGACAGTAACTGGAACTTCTCAGTTAGAATCAAGCCAAGCAACTATGGCTTTACAGATCTAGTCAGTGGCTCCCAGGTATACAATTACGATGTTGTGTTTAGGGGAATAAACAATAATCTTGGGACCGTATTGAATGAGTTTGAAGTGTCTTCTTCGGTTACCAAGGCCGTAGGCCAGAGCATTGTCCGCGCACCCAAGAGACTTTATGTCGGCGCCAGAAATACGAATATAACCGGCGCAAATGTATACAAATCAGATATACTGGCCGCGTCAGCGAAGTATTGGACAAAATACATTGATAATTTAACTTTAAATCAGCACCTTTTCGACTCCGAAAACTTTGGTATTTCAGGTTCTTATGAACATATTTCCGCGCTCGATAGTAATCTACAGAATACGCACAACTATGAGACATTGGCTCTTAACTGGTATTTCGGAAATGTAACGTCGTCGGACGCCAGTGGCAATTTTTACGTAACAGATCTAAGTTCTGGTTCCGCCGAGAATAGATCTTCAGTCGGTTGGATTGGAAACGTTGGTGGCCACCTTCATAGTGGAAAAGGATCGGGATTTTATACAAACGACTCCAACGTGATAAGAACAAAAAACGTTAATGAGTTTAAGTTTATAGATCCTGAGCGCGCCATCGGCTCTGACATGGTACAAATAAGAAGCGCAGATGATGAGATATTTGGCTCAGTCGAGCAGATTCCAAATTATATTTATACTATTGAGAAGAGCCTATATGGAGCAGTAACAGAAGAAATATTAGACTTTTTCGCGGGAGCAATAGACTTCCATCACTTGATTGGGCACCCAGCCAATCGATATCGTATGCAATACAAGGCCATGGAGCACTTGAGAAGAGTATATTTTGAGCGGGTCAAAGACGTCGGAACCGTCGAAAAGTTTACCGAATATTATAAATGGTTTGATGACGCGCTAGCGATTATAATCGGCCAGCTAGTCCCAGCCTCAGCCGATTTTGTAAAAGATTCGTATAACACAGTTGAAAGCCACGTCTTAGAGAGAAACAAATATAAGACACAGTTCCCGACGATTGAGTTCCGCTCCCCAGATCCAGAGCCTCCAATGCGCGGCGTTGGTGAGGCAGCATGGCCATGGGACGCGTCACGAAGCCCACTGCCATCTTCTCCTCGGAGTGCCAAAGTCAGGCCAGAGTATTGGCAGAAGAGAGCAGAAACATCATCTCCGGAAATAACATCCGGCGATTCTACCATCGATGCGCAACGGCAGACATTCAAAGAAGTAATTTGGAGTACTCCAAACTTAAGCAAGAGCATGCCAACTCTTTCAAGTGTTGGCGGGGTTAAGTATCACCACAATCAAAATCTACGTTCGCAGCAAAATCAGACATATTTCTTTGATGCAACTTTTAATAGGAATATCAAAGGTGGAACTAACTTTGACTCAGGCAAGAACATCGCGTTTACATATAACAGTCTCGCCCCTGCAGGACCAGTTAATGCGCCCAGTGGCGGCGTATACGTACCGCTAAATGTCTTGTTTGCAGATATTCAAGATCTCGTAAAGATCCAAAGACTTGAGTTGTCAACTAGTTTCTGGCGACATCGTGGAAAACCAAACGAAAAAGTCAAAAGAATTATTAAGGTCCAAGCCGGCCGCGCATTCGAAGAGGGCGGCGGGTATACCAGCACAAAGTCTACATTCTCGTTCCCGTTCAACATTATGAGTTCATCGGTCATCTCCGGCTTTAACAGCGGCGTCATTGATCGAGTCACCGCTAGCATTGAAATCACCAATCTTCATAATGATGTATATGGCGAAGACATGGAACGCCCGATGCAAACGACATGGTCGGAATATGCAGCCGGCGGCCACCAATCCAGACATGTTGGTTTGAACATCTATGACGCCAATAAGAGCGATGAATATAATGGCTTAGACAACTACACTACTCGTCCTGAAGCATGGAAGATTTTGCTCGGCAACTGTAGTACCACCGGCCCCGACAGCGGCACTGCCTACGAAAGTGGCTCCATCGGGATGGTGGCGCCAGATTATCCATGGCCAGAAGCCAACGAGCCCGGCATAGCGCCATATCCAATGACGGCTTCTCAAAAAGCTGTGTATTATCGCGACTTTACGGCAAAAACCCCATATGTTTTTAAGAACATTCGCATGCGTACAGGATCCACTATTCTTGGAAACTATCGCAATAACTATGAGATTGTACAGACTGTGGGCGCATGGAATAACCCAAGACAGTTTGCCGAGATTAATGGCCAGCCAGATCTACCGGCGAGAGCATTTGCAAATTCATCTTCACACACTACAAATATTAGAACATTCCTTGATATTCGACGGGGGCGCGCCCTGTCTGGCTCCTCCCCGGCAATCTTATCCGCTTCTCGGGAAAACATTGACCCAGCCCTCGACCTTTCTGGAACCACAGCTGGATTCCAGTTTGTGGACGAATACTCTCTGTCATACCTCACCGGCACAGAAAACAAGTCTGTTTTTAAATCGAGATTCTCTAATCCAGGCGGCCTTGAGGTAAATTATAGAGACTTTAGATCAGACGAGTTTTCAGTCTACAATGCCACGCGTTATCGTAACATGACCATCCTTAAGCCGTCTCAAGGACCCAGAGGTACCATTTCTGAAGTTACTGGCGTTGGTGGTCCCGGTATTCGTGTTTTTGACATTCATGGAATGGATTATGGTCTGAGGTCCCACCTCTCGCGACACACCGCACGCTTTGGTCGCGACAGTCTGATATACACTCCCGATGGCCTACGCGACACCTATAGTCTTACGAAGCCGTTTATTGGCTACGGAGACTCAAAGATCTATAGAGGCGCCGACCACTTACGCGCGTGGTGGAGCCTTAAGACATCCGCATCCAACGCGGGTTATGTCGAAAATCGAGCGGCTACGGCATCAATCGCTTACTATCCTTCGCTCACTGCTTCGTGGACCGAAACCGACCTCACTAGCATAAAACATTACCAGCCAGTCTGGACTGATAACCATGGCCCATCCCATTATATTCAGACGTCGAGCTTTAACTTTGTTAGCGGCCCTTGCGATAATACCGCTACCGGCGGCTCTATTTGTATAGGCTCATCAACAGATTGGGACCCCATCATTGGAAATGGAGCAGGCGCTAGCGGAAAGTTCACTCTTGGTGCTCGCGTTTACTACAACTCCGGAGCGCTTGCATTGGAACACGTCGATGGCGCAATGTCCAGCCCCGAGAAATACCCGCGCGCCCTCGATTTTGGTAATGATGTGATCTTGTATGTAGACCGGTCAACGTGGAGGTATGTGTTCGCAGCTAAATTTGATAGCGCCTTTGTGCACTGGGGCACCGATACCGGCTCAGCAACACCGAACACATGGCAGAATGTGATGGTAACATTCGAGAACTACCAAACCACAAATCCGCCCATAATTTATATAGACGGCGCCTCTGCGTCATTCAGTCATTATAATGGTACATTCGCAGGAAGCTATTACGGAATTGCCACCAACGCTGACTGCTTTATCGGAAACAACTACACCGCCAATCGCTCTTGGTCAGGAAGCATTTCAGACGTAGCCGTATGGGACTCGGTTCTTTCCTCTGACGAAGCAGCCGCATGGCACAATGCATCGAGAGGGCCAAGAGAGACAAGTAATACTCAGTTCTGGGGCCCGGGCTCAGACGGCTCCCTCAAATATCCCGGGTATCACAAGGTTCACAGAAACAGCCTGCCTAGGTTAAAATTGGGCCCAGAGGGAGTACGAAGCACAGTAAATTACAACACGGGCGCCGTTAACGATCATACATTACTTTGGCAAGATCCAAATACGCCGTCCGGCAACGATATGAAGTTGTATCATTCCGGCGCTATCACAAAAGCCGGATCCTGGACAACTTCGCAATCATGGACTCTCGTCATGTGGTTTAACAAGTTAAAAGACAACAGTAATGATCGCGCCTTGATTTCTTTAGGGATGGAGACCGGCACATCCAACAAGGCCGCGCTTATGTGGCGAATTAACGGGGGTAATCCACACCAGGAACTGACAATGTATAACGCCATCAACAATGGTAGGTGGGTCGGCTCAACCGAACTCCAAGACGGTAACTGGTATCACATCGCAGTTACTTTTAATGGAAACTCCGAGAAGAATGATCCAATATTCTATGTCGATGGTGTCGCCGATACCACAACGGAAGAAAACACGCCCGGCGGGCCCATGACACTGATCAATTCCCTCAATGGTGGAAGATCGGCCATCGGTGCCGGTAATGCGGGCACCACCGACGCGCGCCCATGGCAAAATATAGGAATCGCAGAAGTAGCGATGTACGACACAATTCTTTCAGCTGCTGAAATTGCTCAAATTTATAACGAGGCTTCCCTTATCAACTTAACATCTTCAGCGATTGCACCGAAAGTGGACAATCTTGTGACATGGCTGAGAATGGGAGACGCAAAAGGCGTAGAGGGCAATGCAGGTCTGTACGACTTAAGCGGCTCGAATACAGCGATGTCGTCTGGCTATAGCCAAACAGCGCTTCTCGGAGAAGCACACACAGTGTATGATGTGCGTGGAAATAACCACTTTGCATTTTGGAACGGGGTCGAGACAAACTCAAACCCCGGCTCATGGTTCTCGGCGTCACTGGCCACGGTAACCACAGGACATCCGGCCCACTTTACAGGAACCTATGCGCCGATTCGCCCACGTCAGCTATACGAAAGCAGCTCTTACTACGACAACTTCTATGTACAACACCCGATCCCGCGCTCCGATAAGCAATATGCTTGGATTACTGGCGCCCTTCACGATCCGCTAAATGATCATCGATTTACTGGCTACATGCCGATAGCAGGCACAGACGCCGGAATGTTCTCTAGTTCTTATACAAATGGCCCACAGGCATTCTTCAACTTTGTGAGTGCTAGCGAACTTGGTTCAATCATATATGGTCAGTACGAAGCCGGCAAGGTGGCACCGGGTCAAGATCATCGCATAGGACAGTCTGAAAGATGGGGGGCGTACGACCGCCCCTATGCGATTGCGGCGGGCTATAAGGGCTTTGTGCCTCAGCCGTGCAATCAGCTCAATATCAACATTTATGAACCATTAAGCAGTTCGACAAGCACGTTAGGGTGGCCCATGATTTCTCGTGGCGCAGACTTTATAACGGGCACTCAGCTTTCTCGCAATGCTCGGGGTAACGGCGTGGCGACTGATGACTTGGATTGGCCGACAAATGATATAGTAAAGCAATATAGAAATTGGACGATGGTCAGTAATTCAAGAGGCGACTACGGCGGTGGCGCTCGTTACTTTAATATGCTCATGTGGAAGCGCAACGGCCAATACGGTTACGGCACCTTCGCACAAGCACGACAAGCAGATCACCCCGTTGCTTACGACCAGAGAAAGAACAACAAGCTGATGGTCGAATATAAGACCCCGGGAACACCGCAAGAGTTTGCTTTGCGCCCAGTCTCAATGAAGGGGCGCCCAGTTATCCTTAACCTTGATTACAAGACAGAACAAACACTTCGCAACCAAGTGATAACCAAGACCACAAACGCGACCCTAAAGACGTCATACAACAACGAGTTCATCTATTTTAACAGCCAGTCGCTAGATAGCCACTTCGATATCGATCAAGCTATAAAGAGCCAAATCACACCATTTGAGCAACTTGTTTCTCTTAAAGACAACAACAAAGTCACCTTAAACTGGATTCACTATAAAGAGTGTGTGTTCCCGTCACTTAAGAATGAATTCTCTCCAACAACATCATTTAGATATGGATATGATAACAAATACTGGAGAGGCGATCTAAAAGAAAGAATCAAGCTGGCCAGTGATGGACCGTTCGCCATTCCATATGGCTCTTCATACCAAAAGCAAGCGGCCATAGCAAATTCTATGGGAGTTACAGCCAACCTAACACAATCATCCTGGCCATTAGATGCCCCACAAGACTTTTTAGACCGGATCTCATCCAGCTGCTTTCAAACCTGGGACACCAGTATCCGCGTCGGTACCATACGGCAAGGCGGACCGGCCGCTTATGGAAATATGTTAGAAGCTCTACAGCCCTGGGATCCTGCGGCAGAACTCGTCGCCGCCGCCGGCGAACTCCAAAACACGTGTGGGTGGCTACACCAGACATCTTCCCGTGTAAACGCCACCAATGCTGCTCCGGATGATGGAGATTACAACTGGACTATTAACCCCAGCTGGCCAACATATGTACAAAGCGGCCTTGCCGCCGGAGCCCTGTACGGCAGAAAACAAACACTAGCTTCTCCGCTGTCGATTAATCCACAAAATTATCAAAACGTTTCGTGCTCAGTTTGGATGCTTGGTGATTTTGGCGGAATGAACCCGCAGCAGAAGTACGCCTCTAGTAGTATTAGTGCATCCCAACACTGGGGACACAGGACCGCCAGCCTTGGCGCGGGAGAGGCATTTTGGGATGCCCCCCGAACAGCAGGGTATCTTTCAGCCTCCAGAGACGCCAACGGGACAAGGACAATGCATTTTGTATCGGCAGCCTCAAAGCCGTTTTATAATGATTATGATAAGTTCAAAGAGAACGACTTGAAGTTCATTGGCCGCGGCTACTCAGTGGTGCCGGAATATAGAATTAGTGAGAGACTAGATGACTATGAAGACGGCGCCATAGATGATCAGAGAGAGTTTACAATTCCCGGTACTGAGTTTGACAGTGCAGATGAAAACTTCTATATCGATTTCTCTAACTCTGATTTTATGAACAAGTTCTTGGATATTAGAAAGATGTCTGATCTTGAAGCGAAAGAAATCAAGTTAACGTGCAATGCTGTAGTTAAGTTCAATCCCTACAAGGGGTTTTACCCCGCCCAGCGCGCCCTTGACTTGGTATCACAGTTCTCCAAGTCTTATGGAGATTCAATAAATTTAGATGGTACCCTAGCGGAGCGCTCAGTTAACACCGGTTCTATGACCGAACCAATATCAGGTCTCTATCGACTTGCGCTGCAGCCCTTGTTTGCTCCCGGCATCCTCTTTAACTCAATTAAGGCTGGCATAGCCTGCGATTGGCCAATGGTTACGGAGCGCGAGCGCTTGTATAAAGAAAACTACACCGGCAGCCGCAAGGGGCAAAACTTTGATTATCGTTATGATGTCGGACAAAACTGGGCATGGTACCCAAGAATGAGGGATCTGGGCATATTCAGCACCACTAAGAACTATGTAACTGGACAATTTTGGGACACCCGGGTGCCGTTTGAGGCGATTATTAATCCCGGCAAAGCATTGAATGGTGTTACTCTTGTCGATATGGAACCACACCCGCTGG